AGGAGAACTAAAGATGGCAAATAAAGAAGAAAAACAAACAGCACTTGACTGTTATCTAAAAGCACAAAAAGAAATGGGTAAAGCATTAAAGCAATCTCATAATCCATTTTATGCAAGTAAAGGAAAACCAAAAGGGAGTGCATACGCTGATCTTTCCAATGTCCTTGAGGCTTGTATGGAAGCATTTCACAACAATGGTTTTATAGTTACACAACCATCTGGTCGTGATGAAGCAGGTAATGATTATGTAGATACAATACTCACTCATGTAACAGGTGCAACATTTGTATCAAGAGTACCTTTGATCTTAGAAAAACAAACTATGCAAGGTCTAGGTTCAGCAATTACTTACGCTCGACGATATGGTGCATTGCAGATGGCTTGCATAGCACCAGAAGATGATGATGGTAATGAAGCAGAGTTACAGCCACGCAAAGAATTACCAATTCCAATTAAACCAGAAACAGAAGGAGACTTTTAAATGTCAGACTACGACAACACAAACAAGGGTGCTGCATTTCCACCCTTTCCAGATCAGAAGTTTATTCTAGCAGGTAAACTTGATGTAAACGGTATTGAAAAACAATGTGCCTACATTACAGGAGAAACCAAAGGTGGTAAAAAAATTATCAGAGTGTACCAAGAGCTAGGTATTATGTTTGAAAATGAAGGTAGACTTGATGCAAACGGTAATAAAATTATCAATGAAAAAGCACCCAATTATTCTGGTAGTTTGCAAGATCATTTAGGAGAAGAAATGAAACTTGCAGCTTGGAAACGGCAATCAGAAAAAGGAAACTATTTGAGTCTATCTGTATCTGAGAAAATTCCAGGTGGTGATAACAAATCTATTGAACCAGAAAGTAATTCTGTTACTTTAGAGGATGAAGTTCCGTTCTAGGAGAGGCAGAGAAGTGTTCTCCAAACTAATCTCAACTGCCTCAACTGAGCGAGGGTTGTTTTGTTGTGGGCAACCCTCGTTCTTTTTTGTTGTATAGGTTGTATCGGTTGTAGGTTGTTTACAGAATTAGATTACAACTAATAAAAAAACCCCCGACGAGCCAACCAACAAGCTCAAGTCGGGGGTGAGTTTAGCTAAGAGATGGGAGGAGAATCTTAGCTAACCATACGCATCCTCTGAACAAGACGATCTGCCCTGTTAGGAACGGTACGATACCATTTGCTGTCAATCATTTGATTTGCAGCTTCATTCCAATCTCTATTCTCAATAGCTTTGTTCATCTTTTTAAAAGCTTTCATCTTTGGCAAGCCCATATTAAACATCATGTTCCCCACGATTTGCTTGCACTCTTCAGGTAAAGAATTAAAATCACTGTGCAATCTTTTACAATCATCAATAACAGACTGAACATCTTTATCAAAAACTTCCTGAACCCTTTTCTCAGATACAGGTGTACCAACTTCCATATCATTTTCAGGATCACCTGAAATTGTGAGATGCCCAATTCCAAAAGTTTTCTTACCGAGGTGATCCAGATAGACCTCATACTTTACACCCTCGTCAATCTCTAACTGCTTTCGCAGCTTTTCTATATTCATTTCGTTAATCCTTTCTGCTTCTCATAGCTTCTTAATCCACCAATCCCAAGCATACCGCCAAGAACAGTAAGAAGTGTTGACATATCAAACTCAGGCAAAGAAGGAAGCTGCATACCAAATAATGTTACAATAAAAATAATAACAGGCTGACCAACAAAATGATAGAAGAAAGCAATAGCGCAGACCCAACCAACGCAAGGACGCCAGCCACCTTTAAACAAGCTTCCTGAAGCTGCCTCTGCCTTATTAACCTCAATCTGTGCAAGTTGTTGTTCATGGGATAACTTATCAGCCATCGTTGCCAACTCATGTGCAAGCTTGGCTTTCTGATCTTTGTCCTCAATTACCTTGTCAAGAATACCAGTAACAGGACCAATTAAATTATTTATTAAACTCATTTGTTTAACATTCCTTTAAGATACTTAATGTCTTTATCTAAAATAATTGTTATCTTTTCCAAATCTTGAACTCTTGAGATTGTATCTTGCACGGCTTTGGGTGGTGACCAATTATCTATCCACGTATCGTTTTCCTCAACCTCAACTTCAAGCAAAGCAAAATTGTGTTCAAGCATTGACAGCCTTTCGGTTAAACCAAAATATAACCATACTGATAAGGCTGTGACAGCAATCATGCTTATAAGATTTCTAAGAGGTATGCTAATATTAGAGTTGTCGCTTAACTGAAAAGGTTTATTTTCTTCACTCATTCTTTCTTTCCACTTCCTAAGAAAACTGCAAACGCTCCTGTTAATGCACCTGTCATCACAGAAGGTAGGGCTGCCTGTTCGAGTGATGGATCAGGTAAAGATATAAACCATTCAATAACTCTATACGTCATTACAATTAGAGATAACATAATAAGTCTAGGTATTATTCGCCACTTGTCTAAATGTTCAGGTGTCATTTTATCATCATCCAGTAAGGTTTGTTTGTAATTGAATCATAGTAAGAAAGTAATAACATATATAATGTAAAAAAAAATATAATTTTATTTTGTATCATTTATATTGCATAGCAAACCAGATCATTCCATATGCACCAAAGCCTGTAATAATAATAGCCACAACAAGACCTGCAATTTGTTTTATTTGATTCTGTCTGCGAATAGCAGCATAACGACCTTCTCTTTCAGCCTTCTTTGCCTCTCTTCTAAACTGTTCAAACTTGGCGTAGCCCTTCATACCTCTTGCATTAATAATAATATCTCTTAGTTGCCGTTCATAATCCATTGCTTTCTCATAAGCAATATAGCTAGACAAAGGGTCAGACTTATTAGCAGAAGGATTTTTGTGTGCAGCTTTAGCTCCATCAATAAAGGAAAAAAGATTGTTTAAATCTTTGCCCATCGAGGACAAATCTTTGCCAATCGCAATACCTTTTTTTATAGCTGTGAAAGCTAAGAGTGCGCCTGAGATTGGGTCTACTACCATACATTAAAAACCTAGTCTTGTTTATCCACCTTCTAGAGCTGCAACTTTCGTCTCTAGTGTTTCAACTTTGGAAATCAGTTGTTGAATTATAGATATATACATTGCGTGTTCTTTACCTGTAAGCGTCGTTGTTTTTACAATATTGTCTGAATCAAGCAAATCTTTGTCAGCGTTTACTTCATCTTTAATTTCATAATCGCGTACATAATCAGCATCAACAGCCGCAACCTCTTGAGCTATTGTTCCGTAAGACGTTAAGGCGTTTCCGTCATCGTCAACTCTATTCCCGTGATAAATTGGATTTTTCCATTTATACGACCGAGGTTTTAACTGTTTAAATTTAGAAATATCATATGTAAAATCGGCAATATTTTCCTTCAATCGCTCATCTGAAATTGAACTAATTGATGTATCTGCGGCAGTTAAATCGCCATTACCTGCGATATTAAATTTATCGCTCACAGAATTGTTTACAGTAGTCCCCATGACGATACTGGCTGTTTGTGCTCCGCCTCCAACATTATCGGCATTAAATTTTATGTAACCTCCGTTGCCATAGCCACTCCACTTCCCAAAAATGCCTCCAATTACGCCCGTAGATGCAGCTCTCACAAAATTAACAGCAGCGCTGCCGGTAGAACTTGTCGTGCCAAAATCAGCTGCGTCAGCAACAGTCAGTTTTGCAGGTGTGCCAGAATATTCGGTTGATGTCCCCATCAACACGGCATCTAATCCTGCGTCAACGATTAAACAATTGGCATCTCCATTGCTTTCAACTCGAAAATCAGAGTCTAGACTATCTTCATTGAAAACAGCCCCAGCTTTAAAAGTCGCATAACCACTTTCACTCATGTCAAAGGATAAAACAGTAATGTCAGACCCTCCATCATTTCCTCCGAAATCTAAATTTCGGTCAGATTGAGTGGTGGATATGACTGTTGAGCCTGTACCTGTGTGGATGTTCAATTCTTGCGTTCCTGCGTAGTTAAATTTAGTATCTCTACCACCAGTGTCGAGAATTAAATCCCCTGCCACATCTATAGTTAAGTCCCCAGATGATAAGTCTATTTCTGTTCCATCGATAGTAATGTTATCTACAACTACACCAGCGTTCGCCGTAACTACACCATTGAAGCTTGCTGCGCCTGCTTCGCTACCATCGAGCGTTAAAAACGTTGTATCTGCGCTCCCATCTGTACCCTTAAAAATAATATCAGTATCATTTCCTTGAGCGTCGAAAGTAATATTTCCTGAGCTTGTAGCTATTGTTACAGCTGCATCACCTGTCCCGATATCATCAGCAGCCGTAGCTCCTGCACTCACAGAAGCCCAAGAAATATCTGTACCATCTGATTTTAAATAATAACCGTCTGTGCCAGCAGCCAAAGCAGCAGGGTTGCCACTTGAATCGCCGTAAATAATGTTACCTCTTGCAAGTCCTGCCATTTTTGCCAAGCTAACAGCATCGTCGGCAATACTCGCCGTTACAACTGCATCTGCAGCAAGCTGATCAGCACCGACTGCATCATCGGCAATCTTGGCTTGAGTTACAGCATCGTCAACAATACTTGCCGTAACAACGGCACTTGCAGCTAATTGATCTGCACCAACTGCATCATCTGCTATCATCGCCTGCTCAACGGCATCATTAGCTATGGTAACAGCACCAGAAGCTGCCATTGTAACATCACCTGATATTGCCACAGGATTGTAATTCGTTCCGTCAGCAACCAACATATAACCAGAAGTGTTCGTGTTCATAAACAGATCATCGCCAGTAATCGTAAGATCGCCTGTCACTGTAAGATTTCCACCCGACGAAAGCGTCATTTTTGTCGTGGCTGCTTCACTCACACCAAGCTTGAAAAGCATCTGAGTAGGATTAGCTGTATCTGTAAACGTACCTTCTGCCGTACATTCAATAGCACCTGACTTCGCAAGGCTATCTGTACCAGAAGCTTCTGCAACAGCATACCATTCTAACGCACCAAGACTGTCATCGGCAACAACAGTTGTTTCACTTGTTGTAAGATACGCTTTTGCTCCACCTGATGCTGTAACTTGAAATGAACCAACAACATCAAACTTAGCTGTACCTGTAGGAATATAAGCAACAACTGTATCAGCGTCATTTTTCAAAGTAACATCATGGCTGCTGCCCTGACCTGTAAGTATCAGACCTTCTGTACTTGTATAACCTATCGCAGCATTGTCACCTGCACTTGTATCACCATCTGGTTCAAACGTTGCTGCTGTTGCAACACCTGTTACATCTACAGATGCTAATACAGAATTTCCTGCAACATCTATAGCACCAGATATATCTAATGTAGCTGCATCTAATTCACCTGTAAGAGTAATATTTCTAAAGCCTGTAATATCCTTATTCGTATCAACTATTGCTGCTTTGCTTGCTGCAACCGTACCTGCTGTCACATCATCAAGAGCCTCTAAATCATTTTCATTGATTGCTGCTGAACCAATAACAAAAGATGAAGCTGTAATTGTACCGTCACTGGTCAAATTACGAATGGTCGATAAATCACGGTTAGCGTCTACTTGTAGAAATTTACTTGCTGCAACTGTTCCTGCTGTAACTCCATCAATACCTGCTGTTGCATCAGGAGAAGCATAGGTCTGTACCTGAACAGCACCCGTTGTTGAATGAAAAGAAAGTACCTTACCAAGACGATCCGCTTTATCTGGTAACTCCATAGTAACAGCTGTATCATCATCAGCTAAACGAATAGAACGAGTAATAGTGTCATTGAGATCAGCTTGTATAGCTACAAATCTATCAAGCTCAGTATTCAATGTACCAACAGCAAATGCACCAGATACAGGAAAGTCAGTTGTTCTTTCTAAAGCTATCCCTCTGGTAATAACAACAGTTGAGCCACCACTTGCACCTGTAACAGACATAGAGATAGAACCTGTAGAACCATCCCCACCTGTCACGGAGTAGTGAGTGGTAAGTGTTTTCTTTGTACCATCAACATAAACATTTAAATCTGCATCTGCAAAAAATTCAAATGAAACTGTAAATGATGTCTGTGTTGCTCCTGCCGAAACAGAATACGAAACACGGGGGGTATTATCTGATACACTTATTGTCATAGCTTAATCCCAATTCCTATCTATTGCTCTACCAAAATCATTTATTCTTTCTGAATAATAAGGCAGCGACATGAATGGTAATCCTTTAATAAAATGTCTAGCTGCTGTTCCCCTATCACCATTTATAAATTTAAAAGCTCCTTCTGCATAATCAATTTCCTTGCCTGTGGCAAGTGTAAAAGCGTTTTTAGAATAATCCCAAAATATACTTGGACCTGCACCTGCTAAACCTGCAACAGTTTCAGCAGGACCATCTTCTGTTACATTAAACTTTGGATTAATTAAACCCATACCAATATCAGGTCCACCTAAAGCTAAAGAAGAATGTAAAGCTTCGTAATATAAAGCAGAATACAAAGACAAAATTCCAGAATAATCAAAAGCTCTCATAAATTTATCTTGATACGAAAGTTGTTCCCATGTGTAGTCATTTGTTCTAAATTTTTGACCCATATAAGCTAACATTAAAGCACCTGATAAAGCTGCAACTCGATTTTTAACATTACCTTGCACAAATGAACCTGTTATTTTGGCTACAGAAGCTAAAGAATAAGAATAAAATTGTAATGGTAAACCTAAAATTCCATTCTCAATACGAGCATAACCTTTTACAACTGAATCTTCTTTCATATTAAATTCTCTAGCTATACGCATTGGGATGTAAACAATTCCATCATTTAAAATTGGTTTGTCAGCAGGTGTACCCATCATAATTGTATTTAAAACACCTGTGCTTAAAGCAGAACGAAATGTATCAACAGTTTCTTGATCTACATTTGTTTGTTTATTTAATTCATTAAACGCTTTTTGATTTATTTTTGTTTGTATATTTTTAGGTAACTTAAAAATATCATAGGATGCTGTAAGTTTTTCTTTTGGTGTTTTCCCTACTATATGTTGAACTGCAAACATTTGCTGCATACGAATAAAATTAAAATAATCTTCTTTTGTTTTAAATTTATCATCAGACCAATTTGTGTATTGTTTCCAATGTTTTCTTTCAAAATCATTATAAATTCTATCTTTATCCAAAAAAATAATAGGTTTTTTATTTTTAGTATATCTTACAAAAGACCTATAGCCTTTTCTTTTTTTCGGCCATTCAATTTCATCAGCACTTGATATACGAGTTTCAACATCGGCTATATGTTTAAACTTTTTTGTTTGTGTCCAAGCTTCAGTATTAGCAAAATATAAACCTCTACTAGACCTATCATACGGTGTTTCTGAAATTCTAATAGCCATATCTTTATCAATACCATATCGTGCTAAAAATCTTATTTCCTGATCTGTTGCTGTTCCATCTACTAATTTAATTGAATTATCAATAAGCGTATGTTGTCTTACTATTCCATCCCATTGTTTTAACATATTTGTAATAGGAGCAAGACCATTTACCGTAAAAAATACATCTCTTGTTTTGTCCCAAATATTATTTCTTAAAGGATTGCTTGATAAATCATCCATAAATCTCATGTGACTTGAGTTAAGAATAATATCAAGGGCTTCACCTGCAATCATAACTTCATCGGCAGTCATTTTAGCTTTAGAATTTCCTACCCCTGCTTCAACTAAAGTTAATAAACCTTTAAATGTATCTTTTATTCCATGATCATGTAATAATTTAGCAGGTTCAGCAACAGTAGCAAACATTGCTTTACCTAAATAATTTAATTGAGCCAACCACCGCATTACATTTGCTGCTTTATAACTCATTCTGTCAGGATTTCGCACAGCAGTACCAACAATTCTATCGTACATTGCTCTTATATTCATATAATAATTTTGAGCATCTTCTACTGTTCCACCTGCTTTTAAAGTGTCTATATAAATATCGCTTTCAATTTGATTTATAGATTTTCCTTTAAAGGCAACAGAAAATTCATAAGTAGGAGCAGTTTTAGAAATATAAGCTCTCATTACTTGTAATGGGTCTTGATGTATAAAATCATAAACAAGTTTATTAGGAATATCTATTGCTCTATGTTTTAAATGTTTTGATATACCTGAACCAAAATACGAATTATCAAAATGTAATTCATCCGTTTCATTTAATATTCTTTTTATTGTTTCATCGGCTCTTTTAGATATTTCTTCTGGTTCAGTTGATAATATTTTTTGTTCCCATTGTTTTGTTTTATTATTAAATACATAAACAGATGGATTTTTTGTGTACCATTCTTCAAGTATTTCTTTTAAACCTTGTTTATTTTTTTTAATTGCTTCTTTATTCCAATATCTAGGAGAAAAGATTTCTTCAATCATATTAGGGTCATCTTGACTAGCTTTAATACTAGCTTCTAATTCTTTTATTTCATCTATTAAATTTTGTTTTCTTGTACTTAAAATAGATTGCCATTCTAAAGTTTTAGTATCTTTTTTAAATAATGATAATGTTTTTAATTCTTTATTAAATTTATTTAAATCGTTTTGTTTTGTTTTTAATTGTTTATTTAAAGTTTTAATATTTCCAATTAAACCTTCTGCTTCTAATCGTTCTCTCCATTGTTTGTAAAACGAATCTAATGTTTTTATTGATCGTCTTTGAGCTTCGGTTAGTTCACTTAATGGTTTACCCATTGTTCTTAATTTATCTATTTGTTTTAAATATTGTTGTAATGTTAATTTTTCAGCAGGTATAGAATCTTCATCTGTTATTGAACGATCAAATAAATTTTTTGCACGTTGCTCAAAGTTAGTATAATTATAATTACCCTTTGTTGTAGCTGTTCCTTTTTTGCCATGTTCAGCCCAGTCATTTGTTAATTTAGCTAATGTTGTGTACATTTGTCCCATTCGTGTACCTGATTTAGCATAGACAGAAGGGCTAAGAGCAATACCTAAACGAGTTAATGTGGTTGCTACACCATTATCAGAACCCAATTTTAACATAATCATTTTAACCGAATTAGGAGCATCACTATTTAATATACGTCTAAAAGGAACTGAAACCATATTATATAATAAAGAATCGGCAGCCCAATTACTGTCTATTTTTATTTCTCTATTACCATCTATAAATTGATCATACGTTCTAAATTCTTTTTCTTTTATTTGTTCAGCTAATGTTTGTTCTAAATTTAATTTATCGTCTTTTAATTTCTCTACTTTTTCTAATGTATCTGTATCAATTCTAGTTTTTGTCGAAAGACCTGATTTAAATTCTGTTTCTAAATTTGTTATTTCATCTTCAAGCTTTTTAATTTTTGTATCATTATCTGTTTTTAATTTATTTAAGCTTTCATCTGTTATATTTTTAAATGCTACTCTTTCAGTTTTAGGTTTATAATCACTTAGTCTAAAACTACCCATACTAGCATTTAATTTATCAGCTTCTTTTTGCATATTTTGAATAGCTTTAGCTCTACGGGTTGGTAAAATTCCTGTCAAACCACCTAAAATACCACCACCTATAATACCTATTCCAATATTTAATGGCGCTTCAATAGATTGATTCAAAGGATCAAAAGGAACTCGCCCTGCTTCTTCTGCAATACTTAAAACGCCAACACCTGCACCAACTCTCATAGCAGAACGAGCAATGCCAATAGTAGGACCACCAAAAGGTAATGCAATAAAATTAACAGGGTCAAACAAACCTGCTGTAAATTGATTAAAAATACTTGAATCAGCAAGAGTTTGACGATATTCCTTTCCTTTTAAAACAAAGTTTTTTAACCTATACATATGATCTGCATTAACAGCATTTTCAATTAGAAATTCTTTATGCTCTTCAAAGCCTTCAAAATCATCATCAAAAGGATTGTACCCTGGGTCTTTCTTTGCAAAATAACCTGTTTTACTTGTATCTCTTCCATACATCCAAACAGGAGCAACTCTATTAAATAAAGGTGATGTTCTATATTCTAACTGCGCTCCTAACGTATCTAACCAAGACGGACCTTCTGGTTGTAAAAAAGTACCATGATAATCGTCATGTCGAAAAGATGGTTTTATAATAGAATTAAAAGGAATAAGAGTCATTAATTATCCTTTTCTTTACTAGCTTTATAAGCATCTCTAATCTTCCTTAAAGGAATATTTGGAAAAGTTTTACTCTTTGAGTCTAAATTTATTATATTTTTAATTACTTTTCTTTCATTCCAAAACGTTTTATAAAACCATTGCTCTACCTGTTTATGCAATCCTGTTCGGTCTTTTTCTGTTATGTTTTCTATAGGTTGAATTGAACGATCATATGTTTGTAACGCTCTAATTTTTATTTCTTCTATTTTATTATCTAACTCTTTTAAATAATATTGAGTTCTTATATCTTTATAACCATGTTTTTCTTCTAATCTTTCAATTAAAGTTTTTGCACCACCTTGACGCATAATTAAATCACCGCTAACTTTTGGCAATGGTTCTAACATGGATAATCGAGCTTGTGCTGCGTGTATTGATTGAGCATCAAATTCCATAATTGTTTCAACACCATCAAAATCACCACCTTTACCTTTAGTAATTAATAAATCTGGTGTTTCTAAATCTTCTTTTATATATACAAGCCATTTTGGTTTTCCTGCTTGATCTAAAGAAGAAAGAAAAACAGGCATATAAGTTTCTTCAAATTTATTAATAGCCTGTAAATCACCTTTAGGAATAGCATTTAATTGCGTATTATAGTCACTATTTAATAAAAGCGTTTTCCCATTATACCCATAATTATTATTAGCTAATTCATATCTAATTTGAGCATAGAATAAATCTTTTTTTGTACTATCAACAAATGTACCATCTATTGTCTTAGAAGAAACTAAAGTATTTTCTCCATACATACCAAGTTCATTAGAACTTAAAGGAAAATAATTAGCTTCAAAATGATTTTCAAAGGCTTCAATAATTTTATCAGTAACATTTTTTACTGTCTTTTCTCCAACCATATCATCACCTTGTGCAAGCATTATTCTTGTTTCGTAGTCTAAATATCCTTGACTATCATTAAGAATTTTTGCAATGAAATGTTCAGGAAGTTCTTTACTTTTTAAATAGTTCGTTAAAGAATTATTCACTTCTTTTTTTAAGTTTCCACTATAAGGAACTTCGTCTGGAAGCAGACTTGTTTCTCTTGCTGTGTTTATAATTTCATTAATTTTTTCAGGATCATTAGCTATACCCATTACTTTAATTGTACTTAATACAGCCGATAAACGATTATTATGTTTGGTATCTAATTCTTTTATAATTAAACGATTAGAACCACCATTCATTTGTGGTGAATTGGTTATATTTTCTAAATATTGAACAATAGCTAAACTATTTTCTGGATTTGTTATGCGACCATCTAACCATTTTTCTATTGTTTTGTCCCATTTTTCCGATACTATTCCTGTTTTAATTGTTAAAGCTATAGAAAAATCTTTATTTGGATCGTTCCAATCCGTCATTTCTGAAACAACGGAATTTAACGCTTCTTTTGTTTGTGTATCATTATCTAAATTAATCCAGTTTTTTGAGTTTGTAGCATTTTCAATAACTTCTTTATTAAAAATTTCTTTATCTGTAAGTGGTGAAGGTAAAGGATTACGAGCAAACGATTTTTGAAGTTGTTCATTTAATATTGGCGTTAATTCATCTGGTTTATCAAAACCAAAACTATTTACAAATTCTTTAAATATTTTAGGTAATTTATTTTTATTTTGTTGTGTTGGATTTTGAAAATAATCTTTTAAATCTGTATATATTTTTTGACCTTCTGGAATATTTACAGGTAAAGAACTAATTAAATTATTTAAAATTTGCTCATTATATGTAACCTTAAAATTCTTTATTGCATTAACTTTTTCATCTGTAGAAAAAAACATACTTCCCGTTTTTTTCTTTTCATCATACAACTTGGTTAGTTGTTCTATTATATTTTCTCTTTTGTTTATTGAAAATTCAATACCTCTTTTCATTGCCTCTTCTGGGTTAACATTACCAGTCATTTTTTCTACAGGAGATAAAATATCAGGGTCTAAATTATCTGTTAATCCTAATGATATTAAACTTTCTATTTCTTGATCTAAAGAATCTTTTTTCTTATTATCCTGAACAGTTACTATTGCCATTGTTCTAGCTTCAACATCACCAATAGCGTTTGCCCAAATATTGTGTTGATTTTTATTATAAAAAGCATCGTTTTGCCAAAAGGTTTCAAACTCATCAATAATATCAAGTGCCTCTTTAGCTCCTGAAACTTTTAATAAGTCTTGTTTTATATTTGTTTTATTTTTTTTGTCTGGTATTAAAGTATAGGTTGTAATCTTAGTTAATATTTCTTGAAGATTACTTTCATTCTCAGTCAAACCTACATTATATAATGCGGCATCTAATTTTTCTTGTGCTGCACTTTTTTTATAATTAAATACTTCGCCTTTAATTTTCTCTCTAGTATATTGATCCTTAACAAAATTTAAATATTCAGTTTTTCCATTTTCATCATCTATATACTCATTTGATAAACTAGTAGCTTTTACCATAATTTGGTCAATTATAATATCTACAACTTTATTAGAATCAGTTAGTGTTGTATTATCTAATAAAGATGGTAAAATATCTACAAAATGAGAACTTAGGTCGTTTCTTGCAAGAGTTATGTTACTTTCTATTTCTAATTTTTCGGCTTCTAATATTTTATTTCTGCTTATTGTATCTTGAATATTGTTATTTCTTATTATGTCAGCTTCTTTTTTATTTAAGTCTACTAAAGTTTCTGGAGTAATTGCATTTATAAAAGGTTGTGCAGCTTTCTCTCTTGATTCTGTATTAGTTTTATTTTTTAATAACTCAAAGGCTTTTACATATTTTTTATTTGTTAAATTATGTAATTTATTTAAATCAGTTTGATAAGCATTTGTACCAAATTGTTTTGCTACCTGTTCAAACTGTTTTAATACTTCTTGAGTTTCTATTACTGTTTTTTCTTCATCATTTATTTTTATGTCGTCTAAAACTAGACTTAAAACATTTGCTGCTAATTGTCTTGGCAAAACATCATTATTAATAGAATTTAAATAATTTACATTTTCTTGGTCTTGACTTAAAATTGAATTGGACTGTTGATCTTCTGGAAGATTAAATGATGTGTTTATAGCACTCCATTGGCTTTCTAAAAATTTTAGTTTACTTGTATAACTACCATCAGTAGGAACAGTATAATTATTTATAGCAGAATTAATCTGATTTTTTTGTTTTATTATCTGCTTCTGTTTATTGATATTAAATTGTTCTGTAATTAAAAATCTTTGCTGTTGAGCTAAAATTTTTGCAGCCGTTTGATAAATAGGTTGTTTAAATTCATCATTAGCATTTTTTACTAATTCGTCTGCAAAACTTGATACTTCATTTGTAAAAGTTGCAACATTACCACCTGAGTTCATTGCATTAGCAAAAGCTTCATTAGATTTTTTTAATAAAGCTGTTTGATGATTTTCTATATAATTTTTTTTAGCTTGATTAATAAAAGCACGATTGGCTAGTGTTCCTCCAACATCCATACTATAATATTTTGGTTTACCAGTTGTAGAATCAATATCATAAGCTTCTTGTGGTAAGGCTTGTGCTGCATCTACACCTGTTTTATCTGCGTAAATAACACCTTGTTCATAACCTATATCGTGCAAAAGTGTAGCACCCTTTGCTACAGATTCAAAATATTGTTGCTTTACGTTACGATAATTAGGCAATCCAATAACAGGATTAACACCAGTTCTTCTTCGTCTTTTTATACCAATATCGACCATAATTTACCTATACAATTTGAGTCATTCTATAAACACCATTTAATAATAATGATTGTTGTTGTACCTTTGCATTTTTAATTGCATATTGACCACCTAAAAGCTCTTGATTTGCTTTTGCTAAACTTGCATTACTTCGTATATTTGAGGACAATAAAGCTCTATCCATATTTGTATATGCAACTTCTTGTTGTCCTTTTAAAAATTCTGAGGGCATTTCTCTATTATTAAAAGCAAACATAGTTTGTGCTACTTTCATATCTTCATCTAACTGAAATAAAGTATCATTCGCAATTTGTCTTGCTTGTAATTCATTTTGTGACTTTTCAATAAGTGCATTTCTAGCATTTAAATCTGCTATTTCTTTTTGTGCTTCTCCTGCTTTTTTTGCTGCACTCATTTGCATTGCTGTTCCAACACCCATTAAAGCTGCTTGCCATGTACACATTAGAAAGTTACCTCCGCTACTAAACCATTGATCTGCAAAGAAAGAGGTGCAGACTGGCTGATGGTTACCTGTGGGTCTTTAGAATAACCAAGCAATCGAAACTCTTTCTTACCTGTAAAATTAGAACGACCTGTACTAAAATCATCTGTTGTTTGTCGTATAATTAAACTATTATCATTAACTGATATTGCACCTGTATCACTCATATCAACAATAACTTTATTTAAAGAACGTGGCTCTCCTGTTAATGGTCCTGATTGTAAAGCTATATCAATAGGATTAATTTTTAAACTTACAGGAAATGTATATCCTACTTCAACCTTACGGTTAATAGGCACAGCCTCCCTTGTACTTGTATCAATCTTATTGCTTGCCATAGTAAACTGACCGACATAATCTGTTTCTGTTATTACATCTAGGACTGCACCATTTACCCAATCTGATGATACACCTGCTATTGTACTTGTTGCACTTGTTACATAATCACGACTTAAATCTAAATTCTTTGTTGAATCAAACTGCATCATATAAAGCTTCTTTGTACCTGCACCAGTATCAAACCAAGCCGTTACATAAACATTGGTATCAATAACACAAATAGATTCAAATAGACCATTCGTTGTAAACTCTGTCCATCCTGCTTTTTGTTCTGCTCTATTTGCATTAAATACAGCTATTGTTCCATCATTATTGATAGCAAATAAATAAGCTTCTGGTCGTGTTGTTGAGCCTTGAAGCACAGCCATTTGATGTGGTGACTTAATTAAATGAGATGATACAGTTGAAATACTTTGTGATGAATAAGCATTTTGAGCATCATTGTATAGATATTCTGCTATAGCTGCACCTGATGCTTGAGCATACAATGTCGAACCATCAAACACATAAGGCTTGGCAAAGGAAGCGCCAAACGGTGTCTGTCTTTTTATCTGTGCATTAGTTGCAGTAATAGGTGAGTTTTGAAATGAAGGTACATAAAACTCTGAGGTTGAAGTAAAGACTTGTAGATCACGATTAGAAACAATATGACGTATAGTATTTATCTCACCTATACTTGCAAGCAATTCTATAGAATCATTATCCGCAGCCGTACCTAAATCAAAATTAAAAAACTCATTTGACTTACTTCCCCACAAAGTATCTGGCTGTGATGTTGAGCCACCAAACCATAATCGTCCTTCATGGAAAGCAACAGCAGCAGGATAACCACGAACCAACGAAAAAGATTGCTCACTAAAATCTGTTGTTGCTGCATGAGTTGTTATAACAGGCGCACCTCCACCATCTACAGAAGCATTAGCTGTTCCACTTGCTGCCGAAAATCTATATCTATTTTCATCTACAACAGATGTTATTGTGCGTGTACCATTAATATTTGCAGCTGTTAAAGTTGCTATTGTTGCAGCTTCTGTTATAGCTATTGAATCTCCAGTTTTTAATCCATGAGCAACATGAGTGACTTCTATAGATGCCGAACCATCTATTGTTCTTAAAGCATTAATATCTAATTGTTGTTTTAAATTACCCTGTACTGTTCCTGTAACAACAGTCGCACTTGTATATCCAGTAATAAGTATCTCACTATTATGATAACGTAAAGTTACACCAACATGATTTGATTCAAAATAACTTGCACTTGCTGTTACTGTAACACCACTTCCCGTTGAAGCACTTGGGTCAATAGTTAATCCATCTGTATGAAACTTACTGTAAGGTTGATGGATTAATGTATTATCCGAGTTTTTATCAAACTCAAATGTTTGCAATTCAAAAGATGTAAGTCCTGTACGCACAAGCTTTTTAACTGGGAAAGATTGATGCGCCAAAAACATTACATCACCTGACTGAGCATAAGATATTTCATGCAGGATTGAATCAGCAAAAGGTACGGCAGCACTATCGGTATCTTGCGTAATCGTTGCAACCAATGATACAACATCTGCTGTACTAACTTGAAAGCATCTTATCTTTGCATTTTCTAAAGATATTATATATCGCTCGTCATCTGAGAAAATAAAAGGAACAAGTCTTGCTTGCTGTGTTCTATTTCTAGCCTGACTTGTAACGGCTAATCGTGTTCCATCTGAACTTGTTGCTGTTAAAAACCCTGTTGCATTAGGTGTTGTTTCTGTAACTGTAATAACATTTGCAGCAGGATTTGATACTGTAAATAAACTATGATTATTTATAGCCGTGTATATATTATCGGCTGTTGTATTATTATCTGTATAAGGTCTAAAGCCTTGAGAATCAGAAGCCGATGAAGAACCTGCTGCTTCTGCTGTAAATACAACTTCCGTTCCTGTTGATGTTGTTAATGTAATAAATGCACCAACAGCTATATTAGCATAATCCGTTACGGTAATTGTACAAGCTGTATTGTTTTGCGTTATATCATAAGTATAAATATGTTTTGTACCTGAACGTTTTAATACTCCACCTTCTGCTCGTAGAAAAAAATTCTGCAATCGTTGAGCAGAATTATTATAAATCTCTGTATCTGTTCTGGAAACAAGGGCAGGGCTTACTTCACCATACTGAAAATTTTGAATAGGAATTTTTGCTTTTTGCATTAACTCCTCCTATTCGTAATGAATCTCGATGTTACAAGTTTGCGTGTTGTTTGTTGTTGTGAATCTATACTTCTTGCTTTTGCCATTAGTGCTGTTGCTTGCTGTTGCATTAGATTACCTAGACTAGCATCTCTAGCTAAAGAAAAAGATAAAGGAACTGCTAGTGCATATTCTACAGCAAGAGAAAAATACGAAGCCCAATCAACTTCACTCGCTCTAAATGTATAATCTACAACAACAGAATCAGCTTCATTTGTATCTGCATAAATCATATTACCATAGATTTGATAATCAATTAAAGCATCATTAACTGTAACAGCATGAACCATTAATGTGCCGTCTGGTAATTGATAGGCTTTATCATAACGACCTGTCGGTGCATCACTTAATAAATTTAATACAGCTTGATTTGTAGCAAATCGCCAACGAGCATTAACTAATGCTGTTCGTGCTATATCTTCATAAAGGTTAGAAGTAATAAGTGATTCCGTTGTGCCATCACCAAAGGATGTAATAGGTTCAGCACCAATTAAAATTAATGCTCTACTTGCAATATCGACTGCACTATTTGCAGGTGTGCTTGTTACCATAATAATAAAATGGGGGGTGTTACCCCCCCATTCCCCCTAGTCACCATCTGTCTCAGCAATAGCCGTACCATCTGATACGTCTACCACCGAACCAGTATTTGACAATACACTTACAAAACTTGTTGTAGGTACATTGGTATCTGAAACAATGATAACATCTCGTACTGCAAGCATATTTGCTGCGTCATTAAAGTACCCAGCCGTATTTACAGTAGCAATTGCATCTGTCGTCGAATACCACCATAGGTTACCATTTGATGCACCTGCAAGACGAGTTAAACCAGAAGCTGCATAAGCCATATCTATACCTCCTATGAATTATTATCTAAGAGTTCATAGATACCGTTGTCATCAATAACAGCAGCACCCATAGACATCGAAGAAGTTGCAAGGTGAGATACTTTCTCAGGAACATAATTCAGCTCTGTAGAAACATCTGAATTAATACCAAGACCAACAGCAGACGTATGATAAACCATACTCTTACCTGCTGTTACCGCAGATGTAGAAAAGATATTGAAACCTAAGAATTGTTTCATTGTCATTCCACCTGCATACGGTAGGTTTTGATCTCCAACATAATCACTTGATGCAAATTCAGTAATAGCAAATAAGTCAGCGAAACCTTTCGGGTGCATAGCAATATACCGCTGTCCATCTTCTGGGATGTCAGCAGCACCCATTGTTTCAAAGGCAGACAATAAATCTGCTTTTGCAAGAGCCGAGCTTGTATCATGTAATTGAGTTGAATTAGCACCTGCATCCATAGCTGTAATAAGAATTTCATCTGTCTTACGACCAAGAGCAGCAGCTGCCGATTTAGCTACAGCTTGTCTTTCATCTATGTTTGTCTTGAGTTCATCTAACTTATCAATGTACTCAGCAGCATAGTAGTCAGCCATTGTAGCTTCTACTGTGGTATGCGCTAACTCCATTGGAGTAATCATACCATTCCTAGACTTTGTTGAAGCAGAACCAGAACCGATTTTTTGAAAACGTACTATGTTTCCTGCAACATTACTTACTGTACGAACGGTGTTTCGTAGCTTCGATCCCATTCTCTGATAAGCAAGATGCACCTCAGATTCAAACTGCTTAATAAAGGCTGTGTCAATTGTGTTTGCCATTAGCAAACCTCCTTATATTAAGTTTCATGGTATCTCTGGTTACCTGCTCCTCACCTCAACACGATTGTCCAATAGGGTCGCTTAGTGTATTACAGACCTTGATGATTCATTATAAATACTAGATTGAAATAAATTGCAACGATTAAATCGTAAAAAATCATATCCGTAGTGATTTTCTATATGTTCTTCAAATGTAAACCCACACCATTTTAACCATTGGATTGTTTTTATATGATCTACAGGAACAATATTATCTATGTTTTTATAGTCAGCTTGAAGAATATTTATGCAATCTTTTGCACCTCTAAGAAACACAAAGTAATGTTTATCAATATCATTTGTACCAAGCATCCATACAGAAGCATTGCCTTTTGAACTTGGGTACTCTGATGTACCACACATAGCTACAGGTCTTTCATTTATAAGAATCGTATAAGTTTCATCTGGAAAATTTATAACTGCATCCATTAAACAATCAAAAGGTTGTGTGCCAAATATAGCACACTCTCTTATATCAGGTAATCTCATATTCTGAGATACAGGCATTACATCTGCTACTTTAGCTTTAGCTAAAGATATATTTCTTAGTGACGCTATAATCTCACGATTTATATAATTGTTTAAATCCACTTTCGACTTGCCTTACTACTTCTGGATTTCTTTTTGCAGGATTATGATATTCGTCTGATGCCATTAAGTCACGAAGCTGCGCTTCATTAATTTGATTAATAGGCTGAGAAGGAGTGCTAACATTTATGCCTTTATGTTTTTCCTGTATATGTTCCAAAACTTTTACACCTTCTGCTGTTGATGCAAGCAATTCAACTGTTGGCATTAAGTCTTTAGGAAAGTATTGATTGGCAAATAAAGATGCAGCTTCAATACGCACATTCGCATTATCACCTAACTTAACAAGTTCTTCTTCTGGATTAGGAAGCGTTTCACTTATTTGTTCAAGGTACATCATAATACCTTGATTAAATTCTTCCTGATTATATCCATTATCAAATGCTGTTTGTGACCACCAATCCAATAATTTATTATCTGTTGCAGCACCCATATCTAAAAGTTTCTGTGCTTCTTCACTAATAATGTAGTCACCTTTTGCTTCGGGTCGATCTTTAAACGCTTCTTGTTCAAATTCTTTCTGGAATTTATCTCGGTACTCTTCTTCCTTTGCACCTATTTTTGTTTCCAATTCTTTATAAGACTTTGCTAAATCCTCACCTGTTGTAAATTTTTCAGGCAACCATTCAGGTCGTTCAACTGGTGCAATAGTGTCCATTGCTGCATCAACAGATGTTTCACGTGAAACATTTTCTGTTGATTCATTCTTTTCCATTACATCTGCGACTGTATTCTGTTCAACTTGCTCGTTCATTTTTCACCCTATGTGCGTGTTGGATTCTTCTATCAATTAAGCCAACTATATATCGCTGACCTTCGAGGTGACGCAACTCTGCGTCCGTTACATGAGGACCATTAACAGCATCTATCGTAATGCTTTTTAAATACTTAAATACTTCTTGTCCTAAATCTGTATTAAATAATGCAGCAACATCTGTTGATATACGAGCATCATTTATTCTATTTCTTTGAAAGCCATCTATAGAAATAAAGTTTTTATTAGACACCCATTTCTCCCTGTTGACCTGTTATAGTTTCTGCATATTGTTGAGGATCAATTTGTTGTTGTTGTGCCATTTGTTGCATTTGTTCTACAATTTGTTTTCTATCTTCACCATCTCTAACAAGTGTATCAGGAACACCAAACTTTCGAGCCAAGACAGTTGCAACTTCTTCTGCATCTATTAAAAGATTTAATAACTGTGGACCAAAGTTAGCTTGAATTAATTCCATCCAACGAGCAATAGATGTAATATCAGCTTGTGATTGTGCTTGTGCTAATGGAGATACAGACCTTACTTTTACTTCTCGTCCATTAATAGTTGGCAACTCTATACGTCCTTGCTTTTTTAATATATATACAACTCTTTGCAATACAGGCTGTACTAACTCAGCTTGCAATCTTCCAAAGGCAGAACCAATACGTCTGGATAAATCAGCCATTCTTTCTGCAATCTCTGTAGCTGATGCAGGTGTACGATCTGGATTGCCAAGCATATCATTATATAAAGCTCTTTTAATATTTAAACGCATATCTGAGAGAATAAGCTGTGCAACATCAAAAGAACCTGCTGCTCTTATGGGTTGAAGTCCTGCACTTGTTGGTGCTTTAGGGATAATAGTTCCTGGCATTAAAGAGATTGTATCTGGATTTACAACACCATCATCATCCATTTGATAAATACCAGAGATAGCCATTTGTGCATTTTCAAGAATTAATTGCACTGTTAAGTTACAAGTCTTAATAGCAGAGAGGGCGTTCATTAACGGACCTCGCCCATAAATTTCACCTGCTACTTTAGACCAACGAAAACAAATAAAAGGATTTGCACCTACACCTTTAAACTCTTTATGATCTATAACACTCTTTGATTTCTCATGTATGGTTGTCTGGTAATACGCATCTTCATTTTTCTTGCTGTAATCTTTACAAACAATTTCTAATACTTTTGTTTTTGTATCTGGATTTGATGCAATCGCATTTAACAATTCAGTATTAAATTGTCCATTAGGATATTGATTTTGTAAATCGGAATACCTCATTTCTCTTTCACGAAAGACATGATCTATTCTATCATCTGGTCCTGTATCAAGTACCACATCTGTTAAAGGAATAGCTGAAAAGTTAACTGGAGTTAAGGCATCACCTTCTTCAACACCAAGAACACCTGTACCGACAGCCAAGTCCATAAAGGATTCATGTACTTCCTGTGCAAAGTTTGAGTTTTGTAAGACCTCAAAAACATATTCCGTTACTTCGTCAAGTTGGTTGTTGATCTGGTCTTTTTCTTCACTTGGCGTTTCCGACCCTGCTTGGAAGTCTGCCCACCTTGCGAAGTTCGGGACAAGCCCTTGTTGGAGTCGGGAGGCGAACTCCTGAACACCCACGACACAAGTTTCATCAAATATCTTTTCATCTCTGCGCTCACCTATTGTTTCTGTATAGAATCCTTTTCGTTGAGGAAATGCTACTTCATAACATTCTTCAAACAAATCTTTAAACTGATCTTTTATGTGTGTTGCTTTTTCATAACGAGTTAATAATGACTTAACATTATCATCCGTTACAAATGAACTATCCATCATTTCCATTAAGCGTACCCTTTACCACCTGCTGTTCCAGTAATTAAAGATCGTCTACCTGTTAAGCCCGTTTGTTTTCTTTGACGAATAGCTCTTTGTAACTGTTGTTCTTTTCTTCGTTTAATAGCTAGCCTTTCTTTTTCTTTTGCATCTTCTACCTGTCTAAAGCTTTGCTCTTGTAGTCCTTTCATAGCTTCTATAGACCCACCCATTTGATCTACAGTTTGTTGTAACCCTGTCATATTTGCAGCAGCCGTATCTGAAGCTTGTACTGTACCTAAATTTGCATCGGCTTGATCTTGTTTTTCAGCAGCAGCAGTCGCTTCTTCAGCTGCTTTTGCTCTTTCCGCCGCAAGTGCTGCATCTATATCAGCTTGATTAAATGGTGTTGTATCTTCTTGCTGTTTTCTTCTTCTTCTTCTACACATAGCTACATCCTTGACCAGAAACTTGTTCTTTGTTGAATGGGTTTTCTTTTAAAAACATCAAAACCTGTTTTTGCTTGAAAGGGTTTTGCTTGTCTTTGGTTATTCATAAGACTTCTACCTTCACCTGCACCAATAAGTAAATACTGCAAAGCATCATGTATGTGTGAATACATATTCTTTTCTGGCTTATCGTCATATCGCTCTCCAGACATTTGTATTCTTTTATAAGCATAGCCACTTTCAAAACCCTTTATCAGACTTGGACACCTTCGGTCAACTAAAAAAGCAGATTTACCATCTGACATCTTAGTAAGCTGAGAAGTAACAGCCTCTAATCTTAGATCAACACTATTGCTTGGCGCAGGTTGAGCTTTTAATCCTGCACCTCTTAATATCTGAAAGGGTGTACTTTCATCGGTCTGCGCTCTGAAATCTCCTGCAGGATCACCAAAAATATAAACATCAAGATTACCAAAACGTGTTGCTATTTCCTGCCTAAGAAGTTCTGAGAAACGAACTATCCCCATATCAATCGCTACTATTTCCGATTGAATAAGCCATCTTCCTCTAACTTTCTGACCAAATACAGCAGCAGGGGTAAGACCAAAATCAACCCCAATATACAAAGGAACACCAATAGCAATAGGTATTTCCTCAGTGGCAACATGGGTTTCTGTAACAAACTGTGGGTAAACAGGTTTTCCCTCCTGTATTGTTCCAAGACGATTCATAACATAGACATCAATCCAACTCTTTGTCTTACCACGAATTAAATTCGTATAATATGTTTTTAACATATTGGATTTGTTTTCTGCCTTTTTACTATCAGTATATTTTTCAACTGCGCCTTCTTTTGTCAATGTTTCTATCATCGCAGGAGGCTGAGAAAAGAAGTGCCAGTTGTCAGGTTTGATTAACATACGAGCCTGATCTATTGGAATGTGATCGGGTATAGGAACTTCACCAGACATTATCGACCACCAATGATCTTCCTCTGGTGCATTGGTATCAGCAATAACTCCCGACCAAGTTGGTCCACCTTCTCGCATAGAAGGGAATCTTCCTACCCTCATAGTACACGCATCAATAATACTCTTGGGAATCTCTCTTGCCTCGTTTACCCACACCCCAGATAATTCTAAAGACAACAGTTTCTTTACATCTTCTGGTCTATCAAGAGCTAAGAAGATAACCTCAATATCCAAATCCCCTTTTTTAATGTGATGCGTAAAAGGAACAGACCAGATAAACTTTCCCCAATCTTCTTCGGGAAACCAATCAAGCCAAGTCTTTATTGTGGTGGTGCGTAACTGAGGATTGGTATTACGAATAATCGCCCATCGACTTTTGCGTATTCCTTCCTTATTCGGTTCTTGCTGCAATGCCCTTCTGAATATCTCAACACAACATCCAACAGACTTACCACTACCTACAGGACCACGAATACCACGAAAGAAAGTATCATCCTTCATAAAGTTTTTAAGTACCTGACCATCAGGCTTGTACTTAAATTCTATCAACCTTGTAGTCCTTCCCTATTTTCTCTAGCTTTTCTAAAGTCGAAGGGGCTAGGGAAGAGATTAATTTATCAGCTTCATAATCAGTACAGAAATCTTTTGGGAAGTGTTTCATGTGTACCTGTTTAACAACAGTCCTTAGAATGTTTCTATCTTCCTGCGATAGTTTGTGAAGCCAAGCCATTAACTAAACTTTCTATAACTAGCTGTTTTCTTAGAAATAGACTTAGGTTGTTTGGAAACCTGCTTGCCTTTTCTCATTGCAGCCCTCTTTGCTCTTGTTGTTCTGCGATACTCTTCATCACTTAAAGCCTTAATAGCTTTCTCTGGTAAGTATCTTTCACCAGTTTTTAAAGAAGGTTTACCAGATTTAGTTCTCCACTTCTGGGCAGTCCATGCCTTTAAACTTCTTTGAGACTTCTTCATGCCTTCTTAGTGGTATAACCACCACCTGCTTTTTTATAACGCAACGCTAGTAACTGTGCTTTACGAGCAGACCATTGACCTGCTCGACCACCCTTTGTACCACGCTTAATAGCAGCAAACATTCTCTTACGCATTTCTGGATTGGTATAATTACCTGCTTCGTTTACAGCCATTACCTTTTCTTTTTCATAATTGCTTTTTTCAAAGAAGGAGGTAACTTCTTTTGTGAAGCAGTCATTTTCTTAGCACTATTCTTTGCAGGTGGTCTACCCTTTTTACTTCCATATGTTCCTTTACCCATCGGCATATCAATACTCCTTATGCTTTTGCTTTATTACGTTTACTAATCGCTCTTGCTTTTGCACGAGCATCAGCTTTACTACTTGCACCCCACTTTCTAAGGCTGAGAAGAAGTCTAGTTGGTCTACCCTTACTATCCTTTTCTGGTCCTCTCATATTACCCATGCGAGCTAAGAAAGAAGCACGTCTTGGATTATCACCACTCTTAACTGGTGGCTTTAATGTACCTTGTGTATAAGATGTACGACCCTTTTCATTTAAACTTCCACTAGGGCTTTTTCCTTCTGATCTTGTCCATGCAGGTGTTTTCATGTTTTTACCTTTACAATAAAAAAATATTTTTGAAAAGCTTTTTTAGCAAATAATGCGAGTAGTGGACCACATGGTACAAACGTTAGCCCAGTTTTTAACCCCACCCCTCCTATGCACAGACAGCACACACAAGTTTATCCCAGATCAATAGAAACTTTAATATCTCCCTTGTGTAAATGCAGGTGTCTATCTGGCGCTTTGAATCCTGCACGATCAAGTATATCCTTGCTTGCTTCAAGCTGTACATACTCACTCTTAGCTCCACTCGCTAACTTAACGAGCTTACTGCTTGCAAGTGTAGCATTAACACCAATACTATTTGCAATACTCTGCATCATATATTCCTGTACATGAGGAGTCTTTAACGCCTTGCTAGCAGTCACTCTACCAGCATCACCCTTTGCATACCCTGCTATTTGAGACGCTTCAGTTATACTACATCCAGTTGCT